AAACTCCGATTATCCATTTGCAGAGGGACAAGGTGGAATGTTTGTTTTCACTATTGGCTATGTTAATGACGTGAAAAAAGAGGCTTGGATAGTATCAAAGTGGAAATTCTAAAATAATAAGACTATGGCAATGTATGGATATATGGAGAATGGTTTTCTAAGAGCGAGGGATGTTGAGCAAGGACAGGCGCAAAATCTTTCTTCTGAATGGAAGCCTGTTGATGAAATAGACGAAAGCAAAACTATTTCTGATGATGAGGATTACACCATTCGTTTAGTGCCTTATGACAATGGAAACCGTATCTCATTCAAGTATGAAAAGGTAGTAAATACGACAAAGATACAGGGCGAGATTGACGCAATCAAGGCTGAATTGTCAGAAACAGATTATCAAGTTATCAAGTGTTACGAAGCCTCCCTTGTCGGTGAAGAACTGCCTTATGACATTAAGGCATTACACGAAGATAGAAATGAGAAACGAGCGCAAATCAATGCGCTTGAAACGAACTTAACAAATTTAATGGCATTATGAGTTGGATTACAGAAAGCAACAGACAAAAGCACTTTCTCTATGCCATACCGTGTGCCTTTCTACTCACGATTTTGTTCGTGGGTGGATTGGCTTGTGGCATGGAGTTCAAGGACAGAGCTTATGGTGGTAAATGGGATTGGTTGGATATATTGGCAACCATATTAGGCGGTATCGTGGGGCAAATGCTACAAGTATTGCTGATTGTTATCTTAAAATGTGTTTGTTAAACACATTTTTACTACCTTTGCAGTAACATTTACTTGGTAAATTATGGAAGATGTCAGAATTATAGCCAAAGGCAGCATAACCGACCTGTCGAAAGGCTTTGCATTGAAAGGTGGTGTGCCGTTCTCCGTGTATGTCCGTAGCAAGGAAAACACGATGTTGAGCGACACACTGCTTGATTGCCGACTGATAGGCGATAAGGGGGCAAGTCCATTCCCCGTGCCTGTTGGTGATTGGACGCCCGCAATGATAGCGTACATTTCCCCAAACGCTATTGACTTGGGCAAGTTTGATGTATATTGGGGAGCGAGTGAACAACCAAATAAAATTGTATAAGCGCATGGGACTGATTTTAGGCAGTGGCTCTACAAAGCCACAATATCCTTACGATATGTGGTACGGTGTGCAAGGCGACTTGACAAGCAAGGATTACAAGCTCACAAGAGTTGGAAATCTTGACTTGCACCGCACGTTACCCATACAGAAGAAGTTGAGGCGTTTCGTGGAAAACACGGACGGCTCTGTAAAATACTACTTGCACCAAAACGACAGCCGTAAAAAGGATTCGGGCGCAAAGGCTACCATTGACAGCACGGATGGGAACGTGATGTTGGAGAAACCCAAATACTATTTGCGTGTTGAGTTCGAGGGTACAAAGTGGGTGTATGGCATTTCAGAATATCCTTTGCCCGGCTTTGTGGAAATGACACGCAAAACTTGCTCGCCTTGGTGCGCTACCATTGACCGTGACAATAACATTGCCGTGTCTGGCTGTTGGTTGCAATGGAATGGCGATGAACTTTTGCGTGATGATGAGGGTATATTGAAGTTGGCGGACAATGCCGCCCGTTTCCGTGGTGGCAACGGCTCAAATTCGGCTTGGGATGGCACATACCATTCTATGCTTGGTATGCCAAGAACTTCTATCAGCAAGGCTGGCGCACGTCCTTTGTGCAAGAATGGCACTCACCTTGGCGTATATCGTGTATATACAGAAATAGCATGGTTACAACGCATAGAATACGCATCCTTGCACTGCCAAGACACATACAACGAAACACTGACTGCTGACGGGTTCAGACAGGGCGGTTTGGGTAGTGGTCCCGCTGTTGATGGTTCACAGTGGAATACATGGGGCGGTTACAATCCATTTGTGCCTTGTGGTGTTACTGCAATCCTCGGAAACAATACAGGTCGCATACCTTATGTTATCAAAGGTTGGACGGGTGGCGACAAGACCGTGTATGTAACATCTTACCGTGGACTTGAAGCACCCTTTGAGTACCTTTGGCTGTTGGCTGATGATGTGCTGATACGGCATATCCCCGATACAGAGGGCGGTCGTAGTATCGCTTACCTGTGCCAAGACCCTACAAAGTTCACCTCACATTCAGACAACGCAACAACCGTTCCCGATGGATATGAAGAAATGTGTGATTTGCCCCGTGATAGTGGCTATATCCTACACTTCGCCATATCAACGAATGGTATCTGTTTCCCCGATGCAATAGGTGGTAGCAGCAATCAAGGTGCTTGTGATTACTATTGGCATCCGGGCAGAACAGCAAGTGGATGGTGGTGTTGCCTCCTGTCTGCTAATGCGAAGTCTGGTGCGACTGCGGGTTTCGGTTATCTGTTTGCGACTTATCGTTCCTCGTACTCGGATGCGCACAGTGGCTTTCGCTTTTGCCGTTTTTTTCAGACTGCAAAAAAGGGTTACCGCGCAA